TAAAAAGAAATTGGTTGGACCCGTTTTTAAATTTACTATTATAAATTTTGTTTTAATTTTAACAATAATGTTATCAATTATAGGTTATTATCTTCTTATAGAAAAATATGTTCCTTTATTCTATTTAATATCTATATTAAATCCTATAGCTATATATAATTCCCTATGTATATATTCATGGTACGAAAATATACTTAAAAATTCGATGAACAGTTATAGAACTTTCAAAAATATAACTGAAACTTACACCAAACCCAACTCTCAAGAACAAAAACAGGAAAACAAAGAGAATGAGAAAAATCAAACAATTCATCCTGTTTATGAGGACCTCATCATATCAAACAAGCTAGAAGTAGACATAATCACTTTGACAGCAATTGAAAATACTTGCCAAAACATCAAGAAAACTAGCGAAGAATTCTTTGAGCAAGTGAAAGAAGAAAATGAAGACATCAAAAAACTAAATGATGTTTTAAATGAGGAATACAAAGAAGAACCCACTGTGTACACCAAGCTAAGGGATATTTATACAGACACCATCATTAGTGTGAGCGAAAAAGTGATGGAATACAAACAACAAATCCCTATAATGTTTAAAAATCTCGTAAACAAAACATATGAAAATCTGGATCAAGCAAAAGAATTAATAAAGCTTGGAATGGCAGAATACCAAAGGCAATATGACAAAGCCTATAACGAAGCAATGGAAAATTACAAGAAGTGGGAAGAAGCCGAGTTGGAAAAACAAAAGAAGGCTGATGAAGAATACAAAAAAGCTAAAGAACTCTTAGATATAGAGTTAGAGAAACTAAGAGTCATATGGGGAAAAATATATGAGCAAACTAAAAATAGATTGAGTTACAAATACGAAACAGCCAAAAACTCAACTAAAAATTATTTTATACAATTATATGATAACATTGTCACAGATAAATTAAATTATGATAAATATAGTTATAAAAATTATTTTAATATTTTAAAAGATGGCAAAACCACACCAAAAGTAGGTCATGAAGCCATCATGTTTTATACTAAATATTGGGACGTTTATATAAATAAGATTTTGCATAAACAAAATCAATGTAAAAAGAGTAATTATGATGCTGTTAATAAATATATATATTATTTTAAGGTATTATATAACAATTTAAGATTCAGTTTTTTACCCACTGTCGAAGCTAAAATCGAGGCTACAGGGGACGAATTAATTATTCTGGATATTTTCTTATCTATTAGCTTTATAACACTGTTTGTTATACTATTTAAAAATAAGAAAAATAAAAGACTAACAAATGCACAAAAACGAAAAATAAAACAAATGGAGAAAAAAGAAGAACAAAAAGAAATGGACAACTACAAAAAATATTATAAAAGTTGTGTTCAACCAGCTTATTATAAAACCAACAACTATAATGTGGACTCAGTAAGACATAAATTCTCTTTCACAAAAGAAGGAGAATGGCTCAAACCATTGTTTTCAACTATGGAAGAAAAAGACTTTAAAAACATATTGAAACAATGCCCATTAGCATGCCAAAAAGAGGTGTTAGCAGGATACATAGTAGCACCAGTACCACAATTGTTAGATCCAATTTCTATTATAAATTATCACAACTGTCCTTTCTCCAGTTGTACGGCCCTTAAAAGACAAGGAGCCATGGTTCCATACCCTAACAAATATTTTTTAAGAATTTTCAAAGAGGTATTACAAAAAGAAGCATATCCTCTATTTGATAAATTGATTGAAAACTTTGAATACAGTTTCAACATATGGTGGAACCATATCACAGTTAGTCAAAGAAATGAAGTTAACAGTGTTAATACAGAAATATTCAAAAGTTTCGATAAAGTCAAAAAGAATATCGAATCATACAATAACTTCGTGAAATCTGAGGATCAAACTCAAGGACCTACAGATTCAAAGACTAGAAATATCAATAACATGACACCGCTTAAAAAAGCATTAGCGGGACCAGTCATTTATGCTTTAGAAAAAATAGCCAAAAATATGCCTGAATTCGATGGTTATATGTCTGGAAAATCCTATTTGGATAAAGGCTATGATTTAGCCAACATTGCAGATCGCTTAGGAGAAGATGCTGTCAAATTAGATGGAGATGGGAAAGCATTTGATAGCACACAACACATTGAGATCAAGAGACTAGTAGACGATTATATATATAAGGGAGTTGTAAAGAAAATGGAAAAAATGAATCTCCCTTATCCCCTATGGGCAATAAAAGAGGCACTTCTTAATCACAAAGCCACAATAAGTTATGAAGTCAGAATGCCATTAATGCCAAAGCCCAAAAAAACTTGTCAGCTTAACTCATGAAGGAACAGTCCATACTGGAGATATGGACACCAGTTTTGCAAACACCATGAGAATGCTCTTTTATATGAGAACTGTTGCAAAATTAGCAG